ATTTACCCCTTTGGGTGTAGAACTTCAAGCGACTGGTGAAAATGCCGGTACATGGGGAACAAAGACTAATACTAATTTACAATTAATAGAGCAATTAGCAGGTGGGTTTACACAACAAAATTTTTCTAGTGATGCAGACATTGCTTTATCTGTTTCTGATGGATCAACTGGTGCAACTCTTGCACACAGAGTTATAGAATTTGTTTCATCAGGATCTTTAACAGCTACTAGAAATTGCACTATTCCTCTAGATGTACAACAACTTTACGTATTAAAAAATTCAACAACTGGCAGTCAATCCATAACATTCAAATACGTTAGTGGGTCAGGTAGTTCTGCCACAATAGCAAGCGGTAAAACTATATTAGCTTATGCAAGAGCAGATGACGGAACAAATCCAAATATAACTGCTGTAGAATTTGGTGGAGATGTTGTAGATGATACATCACCTCAACTTGGTGGTAATTTAGATACTAATTCTTTCATGATAGATTTTGATGATGCCCACGGTATCAGAGATGAGAATGCAAACGAACAATTAATTTTTGAGACAACCTCTTCTGCGGTAAACCACGTGGACATGACAAACGCTGCATCAGGAAGTGGTCCACAGATCGGTGCGGTTGGTGGTGATACTAATATTAGTTTAAGACTAAGACCAAAAGCAACCGGTAATATTGAGGTTATGGGTGCAACAAATCCAGGCTCAATTCAGCTCAATTGTGAATCTAATTCGCATGGGATTAAGCTAACCAGTCCTCCTCACAGCGCTGGGCAGTCTTATGAAATAAAATTTCCTACTGGAAATATAACAGCAGGCACGTTTTTAAAGGTAGATAGCGTTTCTGGGTCAGGAACCACTGGAGTTGGTACACTAACCTTTGATTCTTCACCAGCAACAACAGGAAAAGCTATTGCAATGGCAATAGTTTTCGGTTAAAAGGAGTAAATTATGGCAGCACCAAATATAGTATCGGTATCATCAATCATAGGTGAGTCCCAAGGTTTTGAATTGGGCACAACCACTACTACAGCTTTAATAACTGTAGCATCAGATAAATTAGTAAAAATTAATAGAATTTCAGTCGCAAATATTGATGGAACAAATGCAGCTGATGTAACTGTAGGAGTTGATAAAGCAACAAGAACTTCAGCAGCAACAGGATCATCTGTATCTGGAGCTCTATTTAAAATAGCTAGCACGGTTTCAGTTCCAGCTGATGCGGTTTTAGTTTTATTAGATACACCCATCTATTTAGAGGAAGGTGACGTATTAGAAGGCGGAGCAAGCTCAGCTTCAGACTTAACACTTTTCGTTTCATATGAAGTTATAGACGACGCGTAGGAGGTTTTATAGGCTATGGCTAATGGCGGAATTATAGGACCAACAATCGTAAAGTCTTTTGGAAAAAATACACAAACTGTTCAAACCTCATCAGGAACTTTAACCACACAACCAGGAACAAGATTAATTAATTTTGCTGTTGTTGCCGGAGGAGCTGGTGGTGGCGGAGGATATAGAGCTGGTGGAGGAGGAGCAGGTGGACTTCAAAGTTCTACAAACGTTTCAGTTGGCGGAGCAACAGATTTTTCAATAACAGTGGGTGCAGGTGGTGCAGGTGGTTCTGCTCCAGATGGAACTGGAACTGCCGGTAGTAATTCAGTTTTTAATTGTGTAACATCAACAGGTGGTGGATCAGGTGGTGGAAAATACACTAGCGGACCAACCGCAGGTGGCGACGGTGGTTCTGGTGGTGGAGGTACTGGTGGTGGTTGTGCGGCTGCTGCTGGAGCAGCAGGAACAGGAGTTTGTGGTCAAGGATTTCCAGGTGGAGCGGGTGCTCCTTATCCTGGTGCGAGTATGCAACAAGGTGGTGGCGGAGGTGGTGCTAGTTCTGCTGGTGTAGGACATCCAACTCCCTCAACATCACCCACCAGAGGAAATGGTGGAGGAGGAACAGACCTTTCACCTTTATTTGGTTCTAGTGTTGGAGATAGTGGATCTTTTGCAGGTGGTGGCGGAGGTGGTGGATATAGCACTGGAAAAGCAGGAACCGGAGGAACAGGTGGTGGTGGAGATGGTGGTGGAACATCAGGAAACTCTCCAGGTTCAGCAGGTGATGCTAATACTGGTGGTGGCGGTGGTGGATCCGGTGGAAACCCAGCAAGTGGTACAGGTGGAGCAGGTGGAGCAGGAGTAGTTGTCGTAAAAGAATTAAATAAAGCATCTGGAGTTTTTTCGATGCAAGAACAATTAGATGCAGTTAACGATGGATTATGGCCTAGTAAAGAAATAAGTATAGAATATTTAGTGGTAGCTGGTGGTGGTTCAGGCGGTGGATACTATGGAGGTGGTGGAGGTGCCGGAGGGCTTTTAACTTCAACATTATCTATATTTGGAGGCGTTACATTAACTGCTACGGTAGGAGCAGGTGGAGCATCTGTTTCATTTTCTTCAGGAGGTGTAAGAGGTAATGATGGAGCAAACTCTAGTTTAGCTGGTTCAGGTATTACTACGATAACTGCCACTGGAGGTGGTGGAGGTGGTGCAGATACTCAAGCTGGTGGTAAAGATGGTGGAAGTGGTGGAGGTGGTGCTGGTTCAACAGGAAACGCACCTGCTGCACAAAGTGCTGGTTCTGGCACTTCTGGTCAAGGAAATGACGGTGGAGTTGGTTCTGCTGCTGCACCAGATTATGTTGCTGGTGGTGGTGGAGGTGCTGGCGCTGCGGGAGCAAATGGTACAGGTTCTGGTGGTGGTGATGGTGGAGTTGGAGTAGCAAATTCAATAACTGGTTCATCAGTTTATTACGCTGGTGGTGGAGGAGGTTCTAGTGAAGAAACTACCTCTAATGGAGATGGTGGAAATGGTGGCGGTGGAGCTGGAGGAGGTTCTACTAATACTGGTACTGCTGGAACAGTTAATACTGGAGGTGGTGGAGGTGGTGCAAACCAAACAGCAGCCTCTGGTGCTGGAGGTTCTGGTGTAGTTATTTTAAGGCTTTTAACTGCAGATTATACAGGCACAACAACAGGTTCTCCAACTGTTACAACAGATGGAAGCCACACAGTTATTAAATTTACAGGAGATGGAACTTATATAACATAGAATACGTTGACTGTAAGTTAAAATTAAATTATAAGTATAAACTTTAAGGAGTAAAAAAATGGCACATTTCGCAGAATTAAAAGCAATGACAGATCCTACAGGATTTACGTCAGATTCACATCAAGTAGTACAAAGAGTAGTTGTTGTTGGCAACGATATCGATACAGCAGCAGGACCATTGGGTTCTAATGATATGCATGCTGATGGAGAGACATGGTGTGTTAATTTTTTCAAAGGTGGAATCTGGAAACAGACCTCTTACAACAATAATTTTAGAAAACAATATGCAGGAATCGGAATGATATATGATCCTGTAAAAGATAAATTTTTAGGACAACAGCCTTACGCATCATGGTCACTAGATGACAATGATGATTGGCAAGCACCAATTACATATCCATCAATTACTAAAGAAGGCGATGATTATTATTTAACATCTTGGAACGAAGATAAATATAACGCTGACAACACTAAAGGTTGGGAAGCAATTAAATCAAACGACGAAGCGGAAACACCAACAGTATACGATTGGAACGGCACAGCTTGGGTGTCCGCATAGGAGGACACTTAAATGCCTAGCACAAAAGGCGGATCAACAAATGGTGGAGTAATTGGAAAAGCGAATAGAACTTCGTTTGGAAAAGACACAGTCACATCCAAAACATCATCAGGAAATGTAACACTACAATCAGGAACAGGAATCGTTCAAGCTTTAATAGTGGCAGGTGGTGGAGCCGGTGGTAGTGATTTTACTGCAGCAGGTGGAGGTGGTGCTGGAGGTTTTAGAGAAGTAGAATTTAACGCTCAAGGTACAGTGCCTGTAACAATAGGTGCAGGTGGAACTTTTGCACCAGAGACTGTAGGAGGTCAAGGTAACGCTAGCACAATAGTTGGATGTTCAACTGTAAGTTCAACAGGTGGTGGAGGAGGTGGTGGTCCAGCTTGTAATGTTACTGGTGGATCAGCAGGAGGAGTTCCTTCTCCAAATACATCAACAAGAGGAGTTGGTAATGCTGGAAATTTTGATCCTCCTGAAGGAAATAATAGTGGTTTAGGTGGTGGAGCAGGTTTAACACCAGCAACAGCAGGTGGAGGTGGTGGAGCAGCTGAAGTTGGTTTCGATGGAACGCCATCTAGTCCAACTCAAGGAGATGGTGGAGATGGTAAACAACCATCAATTCCAGGTTTCCCAACTTCATATTATGCTGGAGGTGGTGGAGCAGGTAATTGGGCTGGAGGACATTGTGCAGTAGGTGGACAAGGTGGTGGAGGTAATGGATCACCTGGTTCTGGAGCTACTGGAAGAAATGGTATTGCAGGATCTGCTAACACTGGTGGTGGTGGCGGTGGTGGATCTGCAGCTAAAGGTTGTGGAGCAAATGGTGGTTCAGGAATAGTTTTTATTAAAGAAATAAATAAAGCAAGTGGTGTGTGGTCAATGCAAAGTCAATTTCAATCTAGAACTGCAAATACATGGACAGCAGATGGTTTTCTTTTAGATTATTTAATGGTTGCAGGAGGTGGTGGAGGCGTTGGAACAAATGGTTGTGGAGGACACCCTGGTGGTGGAGCTGGAGGATACAGAGCATCAGGATATGGTCCAGCACCTTTACAAGGATCAAAAAATTTTTTTAAAAAAGGATTTATTCACACCATAACGGTTGGAGCAGGAGGAGCAGGAGGAGTGGGTGCATGTTTACCTGCAGGTTCAACCGCTGGTAATAAAGGAACTAACACTTCTTACTCAAATGCATATGTAGGATTATTTTCTGCTGAAGGAGGTGGAGGAGCTAATGCATCACCTGCTGATGACAGAGATGGAGGTTCAGGTGCAGGTGGTGGAAATCCAGGCTGCCAAGGAAGTTTAGGAAATGTACCGCCAACAGATCCACCTCAAGGAAATGATGGTGGGGCTCGTAATGGTAGTCCTCCAGGATTTGGTGGTGGTGGCGGTGGAGGTGCTACAGCCGCTGGAGGTGCTGGTACATCTACAGCTGGAGGAGCTGGAGGAGCAGGAGCTCCAAATACAATATTAGGACCCGACACTAGTTACGCTGGTGGTGGAGGTGGTGGAAGACATAATAGTCCAAGTGGTGGAGGAGCTGGTGGTGCAGGTGGTGGTGGGGCAGGTGCAGCACAATCAGGAAATGGAGGAGCTGGATCAGCTAACACAGGTGGTGGTGGCGGTGGTACTGGTGGAGATGGATATGGATCCGGAAATAAACAAAATGGTGGTAATGGAGGCTCTGGAATATTTATTGTAAGAGGTCCAAGCGCAAGAACTTTTACGGTAACACCTTGCACTAATACTACTTCAACTCATCCAGGTGGAGACAAGTTAGCTACATTTACAGTTTCAGGAACATTGACAGTATCATAATAAATGTTATATTAAGTTTATAAAGATATATGAACTTAACAAATTATTATTATTATTTTCAATCAGCAGTCCCTGCTAGAATCTGTGATGAAATAGTAAAATATGGAAAATCTATTTCTGACGAGATGGCAGTAACAGGTGGTTTAGGTGGTAAAAAATTAAGTCAATCACAAGTAAAAGATTTAAAAAAGAAAAGAAATTCAAACGTTGTTTGGATGAATGATAGATGGATATACAAAGAAATACAACCCTATGTGCATCAAGCAAATGCACAGGCAGGTTGGAATTTTGATTGGAATTTTAGTGAGTCTTGTCAATTTACAAAATATAACAAAGGACAATACTACGATTGGCATTGTGATAGTTGGGATAGACCTTATATAAGAGAAAATCCAAACGCTCCAGACCATGGTAAGATTAGAAAGTTATCTGTGACCGTTACTTTATCAGATCCAAAAGATTATAAAGGTGGTGAACTAGAATTTGATTTTAGAAATTTAGATCCTGACAAACCTAGAAAACCTGTAAAATGTAAAGAAATATTACCAAAAGGATCTTTAGTTGTATTTCCCTCTTTTGTGTGGCACAGAGTATGTCCGGTAAAAAAAGGATCAAGATATAGTTTAGTTATATGGAATTTAGGATGGCCGTTTAAATGAGTTTTCCAAAAAAATTAAATTTAGAGCATTATTTTTCTAGTCCTGTGTGGTGGGCTGATGAAACAAAGTTTATAAAAAAATTAAATAAAGCATCTGATAAATATATTAAAGAAGCACAAAAAAGATTAAAAAAAGACATAGATAAAAGAAATAAAGAGTTTGGTAATAAAGGTGATATGGGTCATGTGTTTCACTCAACATCTTTAATTGGTGATCCTAAATTTAAAGAATTACAAGATTACATTGGAGGCACATGTTATAATTTATTAGATGAAATGGGTTTTGATTTGTCTAATTATAAAATATTTGTAACGGAATTATGGGTGCAAGAATTTGCTAAAAAAGGTGCTGGTCATCACACTTTACACACACATTGGAATGGACACATGTCTGGTTTTTACTTTTTAAAAGCTAGTGATAAAACATCTATGCCAGTATTTGAAGACCCTCGTCCAGGTAACGTAATGAATCTTTTACCTGAAAAAGATAAATCAAAATTATCTCTAGCAACTTCACAATTTCACTATAAAGTTAAACCAGGTAGAATGATTTTTTTTCCATCGTATATGCCACATTTATATTCTGTTGACATGGGATATGAACCATTTAGATTTATACATTGGAACTGTCAAGCAATATCAAAAGGAGTATTAAATGTCGTTCAAAAAAAATAAATATAGTGTTTTAAAAAATGCTATTTCAAAAGAATTAGCAGATTTTGTCTACAAATATTTTTCTAATAAAAGAAAAGTTGCTAGGTTTTTATTTGATCAAAGATATATATCTCCTTTTACAGAATACTGGGGAATATGGTCTGATGAACAAGTGCCAAATACATACTCACACTATAGTGATGTTGTTATGGAAACTTTATTACAAGAAGTAAAACCTGTTATGGAAAAACATACAGAGTTAAAATTATCAGAAACATATTCTTATGCGAGAATATATAAAAAAGGAGATGTGTTACACAGACACAAAGATAGATATTCTTGTGAGATATCCACAACTTTAAATTTAGGTGGTGATGATTGGCCAATATATTTAGACCCAACAGGTAAAAAAGGTCAAGCAGGTATTAAAGTAGATCTCAAACCAGGTGATATGTTGATATATTCTGGTTGTGATTTAGAACATTGGCGAGAAGAGTTTCAAGGTAAAGACTGTGGACAAGTATTTTTACATTACAACAAAGCCGGATCTAAAATGGCAAAAGAAAATGCTCTTGATAAAAGACCTATGA